TCTATACCGCATGGGACTTGGGCTACAAAGACGATACCGCCATCTGGTTTTACCAAGTGCTGCGCGGCGAGGTGCGCGTCATCGACTTTTACTCGGTCAGCGGCGCAAGCATTGAGCAGATAGCGGACGCCGTGAAGGTAAAGCCCTACCGTTACGCTAAACACTACCTTCCCCACGATGCCCGTGCAAAAACACTAGCGGCGGCTGGCAAAAGCATCATCGAACAACTGGCATCGCATCTGGGCTTTGCGAACCTTGCCGTGGTGCCTGAACTGTCCGTGCAGGACGGCATTCAAGCGGTGCGTCAGGTCTTGCCGCGCTGTTGGTTCAACGAGGACGGGTGCAGGGACGGCATCGAAGCCCTGCGCCAGTATCAGCGCGAGTACGACGAGGACAAGAAAGCGTTTAGGCAGACGCCGCGCCACGATTGGGCTTCGCATCCGGCTGACGCTTTTCGTATGCTAGCATTGGCATACAGAGAGGACGCGCCGACAACGGAGCGCCCTGCGGAACCTCGGCCGTTGATGGTCGGGCCAACCAACACCGCTACGCTTAACGATATGTGGGCGACGGCGCAGACGAGTCGGAGAACACGGATATGAGTACGGCTGATCCCTACCGCTTCCAGTATGAAACGGTCGCGGCCTCGCAGACTAACCAAGTCCTCGGCGGCACGGGTGCAATCGGTGATTACCTGCACCGCGTTATCGTTGTTGTGAACACCGCTGCGACCTCGACGGTTACGATTCTCGACAACGCAATCACGGTCTTTACGATGCCCGCCAACACCTCGGTTGGCGTGTATAGCCTAGAGGTGAACGCTGTTAGCGCATCGGGTTCGTGGCGCGTAACCACGGGCGCGGGCGTGACTGTCGCCGCTGTGGGCATCTTCTCGGCTTGATAACCCGCGAGGGGCAATATGGAACCTGAAACCAGCCCCGTGCAAAAGTGGCTCGGCGTCATCGCGTCGTATGACTCCGAGTTTGGCAAGTGGGAAGCGCGGGCGAAGAAGATTCTAAAGCGTTACCGCGATGACACTCGCGGGCAGACGAACAACGAAACCGCCAAGTTCAACATCCTTTGGTCGAACGTCCAGACGCTTGTGCCTGCGGTGTTCGCCCGGTTGCCGAAGGCCGATGTATCGCGGCGGTTTGGCGACAACGATCCGGTGGGGCGTGTAGCGGCTACGCTTGTCGAGCGGGCGCTAGACTTTGAGATTGAGCATTACCCTGATTTCCGTTCTGCCATGCGGTATGCGGTCGAGGACAGGTTCCTCCCCGGTCGCGGCATCGCATGGGTGCGGTACGAGCCGCACGTTACGCGCATCGGCGTAGGCGATGAAGGGCTGCAGGCGACCGAGGACGTCGAGGGCGCGGACTTGGAGCGCATCGAATACGAGTGCGCCCCTGCTGATTACGTCCATTGGAAGGATTTTGGACACTCTACGGCGCGGACGTGGGAGGAGGTGACCTGCGTATGGCGGTGGGTCTACATGACCCATGAAGCCCTCGTAGAGCGTTTTGGCGAGGATAAGGCAAAGGTCATCCCGCTTGACTCTGGCCCGGAGCCGCTTAACGCCTACAACGAGCGCAAGCGGGTAAACAACCGCGCCAAAATCTGCGAACTGTGGGACAAGACCACTAAGCGCGTGTTCTGGTTCTGCAAGGGCTACCCGCAAATCATCGACGAGCGCGAAGACCCGCTAGGGTTGGAAAACTTCTTCCCCTGCCCTCGCCCGCTGTACGCCACCACGACGAGCGACACGCTGGTTCCGGTGCCGGACTTCACGCTTTACCAAGACCAAGCCGCCGAGTTGGATATCCTGTCCGACCGCATCGACGGACTGGTAAAGGCGCTGCGCGTTCGCGGCGTGTATGACGCATCGCAGCCTGCGTTGCAGCGATTGCTGACCGAGGGCGAGAACAATTCGCTTGTCCCGGTCGACAAGTGGATGGCGTTTAGCGAGAAGGGCGGGCTAAAGGGGTCGGTCGACCTGCTGCCCATTGATCAGATTGCTGGTGCGCTGATTCAATGCTATCAGGCCCGTGAGCAAATCAAGGGTCAAATTTACGAGATTACGGGTATCTCGGACATTATCCGAGGCCAGACTGCGGCGAGTGAGACAGCGACGGCGCAGCAGATTAAGGGGCAGTACGCCTCGCTCCGCTTGCGGTCGATGCAGGAAGATGTGGCGCTCTTTGCCACGGAACTGCTGCGGTTGAAGGCGCAGATTATCTGCACCAAGTTTCAACCGCAGACCATCCTCGCGTATGCCGCTGCCGAGCAGATGTCAGACGCGGATAAGGCTGTCATCCCGCAGGCGCTAGAGTTGTTGCAGGATAGCCCGCTGCGTAACTTCCGCATTGATGTGGCTGCGGATAGCCTCGTGCAGATTGACGAAGCGCAGATGAAGCAAGACCGCATGGAATTCTTGCAAGCGTTCGGCGGGTTCATGCAACAGGCGTTGCCGGTTGCCGTTGCCCGTCCTGAGATGGCCCCGATAATGTCTGAACTGATGAAGTTCGGAGTTCAGGCGTTCAAGCAGGCGCGTCCGCTAGAGGGTGCCATTGAGCAGGCGATGGAGCAGATGAAGGCGACGCAGGGTCAGCCCTCGCCAGAGCAGCAGGCCGCAGAGGGTCAAGCGCAGGTCGAGCAGCAGAAAGCGCAGGTTCAGATGCAGTTGGAACAGGCGAAGATGCAGCAGGCGCAACAGGTTGAGGGCGCTAAATTGCAGATGGAGCAGCAGCGTATCGCCGCCGAGCAGCAGGCCGAGGCCCAGAAGATGCAGTTTGAGGCGCAGTTAAAGGCGCAGGAAATGCAGAACAAGACCGAGTTGGAGAAGTGGAAAGCCAATCTTGACGCGCAGACGAAAATCCTCGTGGCGCGTATCTCTGCCAATCCCGGTGTTGACCTTCCCAACATTGAAGCGCAAGCCTCTCAGACGCAGCAGATGGCGCAGGCTGTGGGTGGGGACTTGCAAAAGGTTATGATGGGCTTACAGCAGATGCAGACACAGCAGGCACAGCAACACGCCGAGACGCTTGCGTACTTGCAGACGGCTATGCAAGCGATGTACGCACCCAAGCGTATTATTCGCGGCGCTGACGGTAGAGCAGCGGGCGTTGAGATTGTGCGCGATCAACAGGCGATAAATTGAGGTAAACATGGCTACTTACAACAAGTTTAATGCGTGGGCTGAAAACATGCCGGAAGGTGCCAACCTCGGCACCGACCAGTTTGTGATTGCCCTCTCCAACACCGCGCCGGTTGCGACTAACAGCGTGTTGGCCGATATCACGCAGATTTCGTATACCAATCTGTCCTCGCGCAACGTCACGACGACGAGCGCATCGCAGACGAGCGGCACCTTTACGCTTGTCCTTGCCGACTTGGTAATGACGGCATCTGGCGCTGTCGGCCCGTTCCGCTATGTCGTGCTGTTCGACGACACCGTGGCGGGTGACCCGCTTGTGGGCTGGTGGGACTACGGCTCGTCAATCACGATGGCGAACGGTGAAACCTTCACGGTGGACTTCACCGGCGCTGCGATCACGTTGAGTTAATCGTGATTCTCCTTACCTCCACCTCCGACCTCATCCGGCTCACGACGAGTGACGCTGGTGCGGTTCATGTGCAGGCGTCGTATGTAGACCTGTCTGGGTCTACGGTCACGCCGGGGCGCACGAATACCGTCATCTCGACGGCTACGACCACAACGGTGGTGGGGTCGCCTGCATCCTCGACGCAGCGCAACCTCAAGTCGCTGATCGTGTTCAACGACAGCAGCACGGCGGCGAATCAGGTCACGATTCTCCACACGGACGGCACCACGGCGGTGGACCTCTACCAAGTCTCGCTGCCCGCGCAGACGGGTGTGGTCTACACCGATGGTCAGGGCTGGACGCTCTACGGCAACACGCGCCCGACCAACACGCAGACCTTCAGCGCCAACGGCAACTGGAACAAGCCGACGGCCTTCACGCCGAAGGTGGTTCTGGTTCGTGCGTGGGGTGCGGGCGGTGGTGGCGGTGGCGGTGGAAGTTTGTCCACGGCTGTCGTCACGAAGGGCGGCGCAGGCGCGGGCGGTGCGTGTCGCGTGGAGGCCATCTTTACGGCTGACGCGCTGACCAACACGGTGAGCGTGACCATCGGCGCGGGCGGCGCTGCGGGCGCTGCGGGCGCGGCTGGCGCTGCTGGTGGTTCTGGCGGCATCGGTGGCAATACCACATTCGGCGGCTACCTCACGGCCTACGGCGGTGGCGGTGGCGAAGGCGGCGCGATTTCGGCTGTCGCAACGGGCGGCGGTGGTGGTGGTGGGTGCCATGCTGCGGGCGGGTCTGGCGCTGCTGCTGCGATTGGCACCGGAGGACTGCCTACCGGAACAGGCCCCGGTATTGCCGGTCAGGGAATTTCCGGCACTAATGCTAGCTCGACCGTGCATTACGGCTGGGAGGGCGGCGGCGGTGGTGGTGGTTCCACGAACGCACCGACAAGCATTGTAGGCGGCGGCTCCGTGTGGGGCGGCGGCGGCGGTGGGTCGGGCGGGCATCGAAGCGCGACCCCTGCAACCGTGACGGCAACCGTAGGAGGCGGAAATTCTTCTTTGGTCGGCGGCGGCGGCGCGGTAGGCACGAGCGGCGCGACTCCAACGGCGGGCAGTCCCGGCGCGCCCACGAATGGCGTATCTGGCGGTGCAGGCGGCGGCGGCGGTGGCACCACGGTCACGGCCTCGACCAGCGGCGGCGCGGGCGGCGCGGGCGGACTTGGTGGCGGCGGTGGCGGTGGCGGTGGCGCGGGCAACAACCCCGGCACGGGCGGCGCTGGTGGCGTCGGTGGCGACGGGTACTGCATCGTAATGGCGTGGTGACGCCGTGATTCTGCTCACCTCGACGGCGGACAAGGTGCGGGTAGTCACGGGATCGGCAGGGACGATTTCCGTACACGCGTCATTCGTTGACCTCTCCGGCACTACGGTCACGCCTGCCCGCACGAATACGAGCATCACGACTGCGACCACGACCGATGTGGTTGCATCGCCCGCGTCATCGACGCAGCGCACGGTCAAGGTGCTGTCCGTGTTCAACGATGGCGCAAGCCAGACCGTGACGGTGCAGCACACGGACGGCACGACCACGGTTGACCTGTGGGCGGGTACGCTCGCCGCGCAGTCCGGCATCGTGTTTGATGAGGTCTGCGGGTGGAAACTTCTCGGCGCGGAAACGCCTGCCGACATCCAGACCTTCACCTTCCCCGGTGGTCGCTGGAATAAGCCGACCTCTTTTCAGCCGTCATTCGTGCTGATGCGCGCATGGGGCGGCGGTGGGGGCGGTGGAGCGGGAGCGAGCCTTGCGACTGCTGTTGTCGCAAAGGGCGGCAGCGGCGGCGGTGGCGGCGCGATGACGACTGCTATCTTTCCTGCGGCGCTTTTGCCTGATGCGCTTACGGTTGTGATTGGCGCGGGGGGACAGGCCGGACTTCCGGGCGCTGCGGGCGCTGCGGGTAATGCTGGCGGAGGTGGACTGTCCACACAAATACGCACCTTGGTAAACATGGGGTCGTCTGTGGCAGTGGGTTTGCTGTATGTCAGCGGCGGCTTCGCAGGGAGCGGCGGCGCGATTTCTGCCGCTACAGCCTCTGGAGGCTCTGGCGCAAGTGGGCATAGCACTGGCGCGGGGAATGTCTCAGGCGCTGGCTATTCGATGATTGGCATTACGGGCGTTAGCAGCACAACCAACGGCCCGGCGTGGGAAGGCGGCGGCGCAGGCGGTGGTAGTAGCGGTACGCCTTTCTCAAACGCTGGTGGCTGTTCCCAATGGGGCGGCGGCGGCGGTGGTTCTGGTGGGCATCACAACGCAACGCCTGCTGTTGTCGCGGCCTCTGCCGGTGGACTGACTGGCCCCACGGTCGGCTCGACTGCATCGGGCGGCGGCGGCGCTGCGGGAACCTCTGGCGCTACTCCGACTGCTGGCGCGAACGGCGTCGACGGCACCAATGAATACGGCGGCACCGGAGGTGGCGGTGGCGGCAGTACGGTTGCAGCATCTACGGCTGGTGCGAACGGCGGTCGCGGCGGCCGCAACGGTGGCGGCGGTGGCGGCGGCGGATGCGGAATGAACCCCGGCCTCGGTGGGCGCGGCGGTCAAGGTGGCGACGGTTACGCGGTGATCATGACATGGTGAACAAGAAGCGATATGCAATCGTGCGCGAGGCCGACGGCTTCGTGGTCAACGTAACGGTGTGGGACGGCATCACGCATTGGAACGACCTGCCCGATGGTCAGGTGGCGATGGAGTGTCCGGCGCAGGTCGGCCCAACTTGGTCGTACATCGACGGCGAGTGGGTCGAGCCTCCGCCCGCTCCGCCCCCGACTGACCCGCCTCCTTCAGATCCCCCGGCTGACGAGTAACTTGTGGCACGGGTCGGCACATTTGACCCGCAACTGGAGCCGCGCGCGTGGTTTGACACGCAGGCGGTGCCGGAAGGTTGGTTCGTCGATGACCTGATCCCGCAGCCCACCGGCAGCCCGTACACGCTTACCGCCAACGGCGGCGTTTACTCGTACAGCGGCAATAACGCTACGCTGACCTATACGCCCATCGGGGCGTACACAATCGCCGCAGATGGCGGGACGTACTCGTACACCGGCAACGCGGCTAATGTGCTGTTCAATCGGCGGCTGGTGGCCGATGGCGGCACCTACACCTATACCGGCAACAACGCTAACACGCTGTTTGGTCGTCGGCTGGTCGCAGACGGTGGCACTTACGCTTACTCGGGCAACGCGGCAAACCTGCTGTTTAATCGGCAACTAATTGCAGACGGCGGCGTTTATTCGTACACGGGCAACAACGCCAATACGCTGTTTAACCGTCGACTGGTAGCCGATGGCGGCGTTTATGCTTACAGCGGCAACGACGCCGCGCTGATATATGCGCCCGTAGGTGCGTTTACGCTTTTGGCTGACGGCGGGGTTTACTCGTACTCGGGTAACAACGCCAATTTAGTATTCTCTGCAACGCCTATTGTGGTGATTGACACCCATGACGGCGATCAAAAGCGCCGCAGGAATTTTGACGATGACACCGAAGCGCGAAAGCGGCGTCGGGCGCAGATTCAGGACGCATACGAGGTGCTTTTGGAGGGTCGCCCCGAGGTGGTGGCGGCTATCGCAGCCCCCTTTGTGGATGCGCCAAAAACGCCCGGTATTGCGTTACAGCCCGCGACCGTAAATTGGGACGCGCTTTTGGCCGACTTGGAGGCTACCAATCGGCTTTACGAGGCGTATGTCGAAATGGATGACGAGGAGGTACTGTTGCTTTTATGAAACGCACCTACGTTTGGAATGACGGCGAGTTGGTCGAGCGGGTAAAGGGCAAGGGCGGGCAATACCACTACGTTCAGTCCGATATCACCCCGTACAAGTCCATGCTCGACGGCAAGATGGTCACGTCCCGGTCGCAGCATCGTCGGATGTTGAAGGCTTACGGCTGCGTGGAGGTCGGCAACGATGACCCGACCAAGCATTACCGCGCCCCCGAGGTAAAGGACACCCGTAAAGAGCGGTTGATTGCACAAGTTCAGAGCATGACGCACGCCGAGGCTAATCGCATCCTCGACAGACTGCGTGACAATGCGCGATTCACCAATGATCCCCACAGGAGAAAGTGATGGAAGATACACGGCGCGAAAAGTTGGCAGAGCAGTTTGAGGGCGTGGAAACCGTAGCGGAGTTGTCGGGCGAACAGCCCGAAGCCCCGAAGCCCGTTGAAACGGTGCGCGACGAGTCGGGGCGGTTTGCTCCGAAGGTAAAGGCAGAACCGCAGCACGAAACGAAACCCGAGGTTACGGAGCCTGCCGAGGAACCCGTATGGCGCAAGCCCCCGGCATCGTGGAAGAAGGAATACCACGAATATTGGTCAAAGGCTGACCCCAAGATTCAGGAGTACGCATGGCAGCGCGAGGAGCAGATGCGTAAAGGCGTTGAGCCGTTGCTGTCAAAGGCGACGTTTGCCGACGAGATGAAGGAGGCCATTGCGCCTTACGAAACCACGATTGCAGGGCTTGGCATCAAGCCCGCGCAGGCGGTAAAGGCGCTGATGGAAGCGGACTACACGCTTCGCACGTCCTCGCCTGAACAGCGCGTGGCGTACTTTCAGCAGTTGGCGCAGCAGTACGGGGTAAACCTCGGCGGGGTGCAGCCTGCCCCGGCTGTTGATCAAAACCTTTACGCGCTGCAGAACCAGTTGGCGCAGGTTCGCGGTGAAGTGCTGACGTGGAAGCAGCAGCAGGAACAGCAACAGAACGCGGTGTTGCTGTCGGAGATTAACGACTTCGCTGCGAAGGCTGAACACTTTGAGGATGCACGGCCTGTCATGGTCAACCTGCTGCAGAGCGGTTTGGCATCCACACTTGACGAAGCGTATGATAAAGCCATACGCCTAGACCCGGCGCTTTTTGAGCGAGTGCAGTCCGCACAACAGGCTGCAGAGCAAGCGAAGAAGGCAACGGAGTTGAATCGTGCAGCGAAAGCGGCACGGGCGGCTGCGGTCAGCGTCAGAAGTTCCACACCCGGAACGAACACGGCTCCCAAAGCGCAAGATCGTCGGTCTATGTTGGCTGAAGCATTTGACGGCCTCGCAGACCGTGTTTAATCACTTGATACAGGAGTCTTAACATGGCATTTGCCAATTCCAGTATCAGCGATATCATTGCGACCAACATTCAGAGCCGGTCGGGTGAACTCGCTGACAACGTGACGAACAACAATGCGTTGCTTCGTCGTCTGAAGGAGCGCGGGAACGTCAAGACGTTCTCGGGCGGTAACGTCATCCTTCAGGAAATCATGTACAACGACAGCACCACGAACAACACGAACTCGTATTCGGGTTACGAAGTGCTGAACGTCGGCCAGAACTCGCCCATTTCTGCGGCGCAGTTCAGCATCACGCAGTACGCTGCCGCTGTGACCATCTCGGGTCTGGAGATGATTCAGAATTCGGGCAAGGAGGCCATCATCGACCTTCTTGACGGTCGTATGTCGGTTGCCGAGGCGCAGTTGGCCAACCGCATCAGCGGCGACCTGTACGGCGACGGCACGGGCAACTCGGGCAAGAACCTCACGGGCCTTGCTGCGGCTGTCCCCGATGCTCCGTCCTCGGGTACCTATGGCGGCATCAACCGCGCCACTTGGTCGTTCTGGCAGAGCCGCAAGTTCTCCGGCGTGACCGATGGCGGCGCTGCTGTCACGGCCTCCAACATCCAGCAGTACATGGACGCGCTGGCGGTTCAGTTGGTGCGCGGCACCGATAAGCCTGACCTTATCGTGGCTGACAGCAACTACTACCGTCTGTACCTCCAGAGCCTGCAGGCCATTCAGCGTATCTCTAGCGAAGGCTCGGGCAT